TGAAGGTGGTTTGTTCAAAGAGTATGACTTTGAAAATAATGAAGGTGAAATGATTATTGATTTTATGGTTGAGAATCAAAGTCGTTTGCGTGAATTGAGTATGCGTATGTGTTTGAAAATTGCGGACTTAATTAAGATTAGTCCAGCAAATTGGAAAGCATTAACTACGAGTACTTGTATGAAATCTGCTTAATTACCCCTTTCGTTAAGCAGTAAAGAGGGACTTTATGTCCCTCTTTTTTCCACTATACTTGATTATGTTAGTTGATAAGTATATAATATTAAGATGTCAAAAATTAAGCCAAACACAAAAGAACAATTAGTGGATTACTTAACTAAACATATTAGTTTAGGTACCTACGATAAACGTTTTTTAACCAATTTGATACACCTTAATTTTGTTACAAAGAATCCGGTCACTACCAATCAGTCGGCTTTACTAGATACAATAGTTAATAGGTATCATAGACAATTGGCCAAGAAGGAAATTGATAGTAATGAAATGATAAACTTACCTTGGACACTACATCCTATACCTAGTTTACCTACATATACTCAAGCACATATATCTATTGAGGATGATACTATCTTATTGCGTAGTCCATATAAAACAACCTTTGTAAAAGATATTAAAACATTGGATTACGGAAATTGGGAACGAGATACCAAAACTTGGACCTTTCCAATGAATGAAAGTATTCTAAAAGATGTAATTAACATCACCAATAAACACTATGATACTGTAAATTATTGTAATGCTATCAAAGACATTGTTGATACCTTGTGTCCCTATGAAGAATCAAAATATTGGAATCCAACGTTAATAAAAACTAATGATATGTTGTATATAACAGCATGTAATCAATCATTAATGGATTCAATTCAACATATACCATTTACATTGGAACTTAAGAATCTATCCAGACTAGTATATATGGGAATTACTATAAGTGATAGTGTTAAGGAATGCTTATCTGATTTTGATAAATCAGGCATTGATTATATGATTAATATTGATAAAGATAACATAGACGGTATAATTGCCTATCTAAAATTACTTGAACCTGATTTTGTAATGGTGTCTGACAGATATAGACAGGATAGAGAATTTGTGTTACACTTAGCAAATCTGTTAAAAGCAAATCGTATAAATCATAAATTGGCTAGTAAGAGTATTGTTTCTAACATAGCAATTGATTTTAAACAGTATCAATTTCCTGTATTGCTTAATTTAGGTAGCATAACATTAGATTCATCTAGGTATTCAGCAAAAATAATATGTATGGTAAACAACAATCCAATAGAGTGTTAAATGAAACAATGTAAATTAATAATTAGAGATGAAGTCAATGTAAAAATTGAAGGCTTAGAATTAGCCGAGCGTAAAGCCTTAATGAAGAAATTTGAATATGAGAAGCCAGGCGCAAGGTATCTGCCAAGTGTCCGACTTGGTCGTTGGAATGGTAAAATTAGTTTCTTTAGTTTAGGTGGTAGTACATATGTTAATCTGTTACCAGAAATACTTCCCATTATAGAACAAGCAGGGTATGACATTGACCTACAAGACTTAAGAGAATATAGCACGATCTTTAGTTTTAAAGAAATCAAAGAAGATTCATTTAGTGAATATGCATGGCCTAAGGGACATCCTAAAGAAGGTGATCCTGTTATGTTACGTGATTATCAAATTAAGATTGTTAATGATTTTTTAGCAAATCCACAAAGCGTACAAGAAGTCGCAACGGGTGCAGGTAAGACATTGATGACTGCGGCACTAAGTTATAGCATACAAGATTATGGTCGTAGTATTGTTATCGTTCCTAATAAAAGTTTAGTTGTACAGACAGAGGCTGATTATATTAATCTAGGATTAGATGTTGGTGTATACTTTGGTGACAGAAAAGAATTTGGTAAGACACATACTATTTGTACTTGGCAGAGTCTTAACAATATGCTTAAGAAAACAAAAGCAGATGAGGCAGAAGTACCGATTGGAGAGTTCTTAGAAGGTGTAGTATGCGTAATGGTTGATGAAGTGCATATGGCAAAGGCTGATGCATTGAAAGAACTATTAACAGGAGTGATGAGTAATATACCTATTCGATGGGGACTAACAGGTACTATTCCTAAGGCAATCTTTGAAGCACAAGCAATTTATGTAAGTTTAGGACAAGTTACGAATAAACTAAGTGCGAGTACATTACAGGATAAAGGTGTATTGTCACAATGTCATGTTAACATTGTACAACTAAAAGACGATGTAGAGTTTACCAATTACCAAAGTGAATTAAAACATTTACTTGAGGATCCCTTACGTTTAGATACGATAGCAGAATTGATATTGAAAATCAAAAACACAGGTAACACGTTGATTCTAGTTGATAGAGTTAATGCAGGTAGAGAGATAGTTAGTAGATTACCTGATAGCGTATTTGTATCAGGTGAAACAAAACTAACCGAAAGGAAAGAAGAATATGATGAGATTGCTACAAGCACAAATAAAATTATTGTGGCCACTTATGGAGTGGCTGCTGTGGGCATTAATATACCTAGGATCTTTAACTTGGTTCTGGTCGAACCTGGAAAGAGTTTTGTTAGGGTTATACAGAGTATTGGGCGAGGTATTAGGAAAGCCGAAGACAAAGACTTTGTACAAATCTGGGATGTAACAAGTAGTTGCAGATTTGCTAAAAGACACTTAACACAAAGAAAGACTTTCTACAAGGAAGCAAACTACCCATTCGATATGGAAAAGTTGACATACAAATAGGAATATGATACAATAACATTATGAGAATATTAACACTAGACAATGAACATTTTAACTTAGAGACATTACCGGATGAAATTGATGACTTGCGTTTTGCAATACTTGATAATAGTAATCCACAGAATGTAGATTATCATTATATCCCTCTAATCTTTTTAGAGAGTTTTAATTCACCCGCACTTGTATTAAAGATAGGTGATACTATAGTTAAGATGCCAGTAGATTGGCAAATACTAATAGGTGAATCTGAAATGGGAGATCTAGAAACATTACCATTGACAAGTATCAACGATAGGGGATTCAAAGCATTTGAATTTAATCCACTGAGTGCATTTAGACCTAGTTTTCAGGATATTGAAATACTAGATATTTACCATGATGTAACATGGTATGCACCTAGATTAAAAAACGGACAGTTCTTATGCGTACCTATTGACGATGGTGTAAAACCTAGATGCGTATACTTTGTTAAAGAAGTAAGTAGGAATTGTGAAATCATCGATTACAGTCAGGCATTTTAATGGCAACTAAAAAATCTGCAACGCCAATAGATGAAAAGTTTGAGAAACAAGACTTTGACTTGTTTGAGGCACTTGCGGCATTGGATAAGAAAGACTATGGTTATATTGATAGATTGACTGAAGAACAGCAAAAGAAGTTTGTGCCATATATGATGACACATTGGATGAGTGCTATTAAAAGTTCTAATGATGTACAAGGTTATTATTTGATGAGTACGGAGTACCATGCAAACAAATATCTCTTTAATGAAGTGATACAAAAGCATCCTAAATTACAATGGCAAATGCTATGTGCAAGTAGTCCAGGATTAGGTAAGCAATTTCATCAATGGATACCCCATTTAAGTAGTAAGATATCACAACTAAAAGAAACACCAAAAACTAAAGAAATTAGTGATTACTATAGCAAAGTATATCCTAAAGTAAATTCAGATGATATTAAAGAACTGAGTAATGTGTTTGTTGAAGAACACAAAAAGAAAGTTTACTTAGCAAATAGATTTCCTAATTTAAAGACTGAAGATATTGAAACATTGTCCTCACTAGTAACAGACACAGATATTAAACAATATGAAAAAGACTACGGCAATATCTGAGCCTGCTAAATATGGTTGTGAATTTTGCAATCGTGAGTTCGTGCGGGAAAGAACGTTAGTAAGTCATTTGTGTGAACAAAAACAACGTTGGCAAAATAAGGACCAAAAAGGAAATAGATTAGGTTTTCAAAGTTGGTTACAATTTTATTCTAAGAATAGTATGAGTAAAAAGAAAAATAAAACTTATGAAGAATTTATTAAGAGTCCGTACTATATTGCTTTTGTTAAATTTGGTAATTACAGTAGTGATGTAAATGTAATCAATGTTAGTAGATATGTTGATTGGTTGTTGAAAGAGAATATAAAACTTGATAATTGGACAACTGATAGCACTTATACTAAGTTTTTGATTGATTATCTTAGACATGAGGATCCTTATGATGCAATACATCGAGGAGTTGAGTCATGTATAAAATTATCTGAGGCTGACAGGATACAACCACACGATGTACTGCGATACGGTAATTCAAATAGAATATGTTTGGAAATTACTAAGGGTAAAATAAGTCCATGGTTGTTATATCAAAGTGATTCAGGTGTCCAATTCTTAGATAAGTTAAATGCAGACCATGTTAAAATAATAAATGATTACATAAATCCTGAACAATGGGCATTAAAGTTTCATCGTGAACCAGAACTTGCAAAGGCAATCAATGACACACTTAAACAAGCCGGCTACTAAAGTAGTACTTGAATGGGCTAAGAATCGTGATAGCATTCCTATATGGGATGAAATATGTGCATGGTCAATTGAGAATTTTGGTTTGCCGGGAAATAGATTTGAATGGCATCCAACAGAAGATTATATGGAATTTCTTTTCTATGATGAAAAGGATGCAATACATTTTGAATTAAGATGGGGATAAAATGATATTAGAAGTTTTTGTATATGGATTTATAACAGCAT